CGGGGTACTTCGGTCTAGCACCACTTCTCAACGATATCTTGGATACCCTGGACTTCCAGTCTCATGTTGCTCGGCGTACTGCCGAGTTTCAGAGGCTCTATTCCAAAGGGGGTCTGCGTAGACGTATCACTCTTGTCGAAGGAAAAGTCGACGGGCCTAACGGAAATCTGTGGATTAACTCCACACCTTCCGGTATTAACGTCGATGTCTTTGAAGAGACAGAGTACAAACAGTGGGGCACCATTCGTTGGCGTCCTACTGCTGTACCCCAATCCCGCGATGAGGAGCTCTACACCAAGATGGCCCGAAGAGCAATCTTCGGTATTCAAGGTGCCGTCACCGGTAAGGTGGACGGATGGGGGCTAGCCAGTGACCTTTGGAATGTTCTTCCTTGGTCATGGATGGTCGACTGGTTTAGTAATTATGGTGACTTTTTCAATGCTCACCGTAATACTATTCCTGTCCAGCCCTCTGGTAAGATCAATATCATGACTTACCAGAAGACTACCCAGAGAGCTAAGCGCACTTACGTATCCGGAGACGGATTCGCAGTGGGCGGTGAATACGTCCTCGTCAGGACAACGCAAGAGCGTTGGCTTGGCGAAGTTGGTCTCGCGGCTTCCGTTCCGTTTATTTCGGACCGGAAATTGTCGGTCTTGGGGGCGTTGCGCATTCAGCGTCTTCGGGTTTACCCTTAGACTGCTTAATGTTAACTCCTCAAGAAAGAGATTACCACCATGTTGGGTGATACCCTGACCGTTACTCTTGATGGCTCCGGCGGCACCGCCGTCGTCGCCAGCAAGATCAATCAGGACTCGTATTCTGCTGAGTACCTGAAGAAGCGCACGGACGACGAAGTCCGTGTGCGTATCAAGCACTCGAAGGATACGGTTAAGGCCGGTTCACAGGCTTTCGATCGTCACAATGTGACCTTCGAACAGTTTGTGTATCCCACTGAGGAAAAACCTCTGGGGGTTCTGCGGCAAATTCAACTCATCATTCGGAATGATCCGAGTGATGACGAGGTTGCCCTCACCGACCTTGGTGAAGCGCTGACCTATTGGGCAGCGGACACCAACCTGACAAAGCTCTTTGGCTGGGAATCCTAATCCAGCTTTAGAACTAGGGTCAGTTACCACCTAGCCGTAGATCATTCCCTATCTCTTTGGAGAACAGAAATGAAGAACAGCTACGAGTGGTATCTCGAGCACCTGTACAGCGGCATCCTTGCGGATGTCGTTGCTCGGTACCCCGACTACCGTCGTGGAGCGGAACGTGACATGTCACGCCTCCTCTCTATGTTGGCGGCAAGGGGATTAGTGGTTTTTACCATCGATCTCCCTGCCTTGGGCAAACATCTTGATCGATGTTTGGACCAAGGATTCCTAACCACTTCTTTCCTCCCATTATCTCGGGGGAAAAGAAGGGACGATGCAATCCCTCGACTTTTCGAGGGGATGTATCGACGAATCTTCCAACAAGATGGTGGCTTGTTAGACCAACCGGATATCCAAGCAATTCGCTTCCTTCGGCAGCTGCTTTATGCAGCCAAGAAGGTACGGATTGATTGTGGTACCTCAAAGACGGTGAAAGCCGTCGCTGAGTACTTCCAGGTTGACAAGGAAGTCGATTCACCTACCCTTAACTGGGAAGATGACGACTTCGATGCCAGTCATGCTCGTGAGTTGTCACTATGTGACGCTCGCCCTAGAGAAGTTGATTTACCTCTCTTTGATAGGGTAGACCATGACCGACTCGAAATCCTTGCTCCCCCTCGTAGTGTGCTTGATAATATTCAGCGTGTCGCTGATATTACCAGCACTGAACTTGGCTACTTCAGCCACGAGGAGGTGTCTTACAAGCATGGACCAGGAGCTGTCTCGGATCAACGAAGGTGGGAGAACAAATATCTCTTCCCTTCTTGGCCCGAAAAGCTCAACAGAGCCTTCCCTCTGGACGCAGTAGGTTTTCCTAATGCTTCCTACTGGGTTGACGCCATTAGTAAACCTGATGTTGATTATGGTCTTTCTGACCATGAGCCTCCATCGGTCCTAATAGCGGTACCAAAGACGCTGAAGACTCCTAGGCTAATTGCCAAAGAGCCGATCAGCCATCAATGGTGCCAGCAAGGCGTGCTCGACTTCCTAGCTAAGAGGTCGATTAGTGTTTCAATTGGTCCTGCTATGAACTTCCGTTCGCAGCAGCCCAATAGGACACTCGCTCTGAGAGCTTCCCTTGATGGGTCGCTGGCGACAATTGATTTGTCGGCAGCGTCCGATCGGGTCTCGTGTTGGCTAGTTGAGCGCCTGTTTCGGAAGAATATTCCGTTACTTGATGCTCTCCAGGCCTCACGGACCCGGTGGCTTGTCAATTCAATTGACAAGAAGTCTCCGAAGTTTCACAAACTCCGGAAATTTTCCACCATGGGTTCAGCGATAACCTTTCCTTTGCAGACCTATATCTATTCTGTGGTGTGCGTGGGTGTGATCCTCGATGCTCGAGGAATTGCTCCTACGCCCTCCTCAGTTAGGAAGGTCGCAAAGGAGGTCCAGATCTTTGGTGATGACATAATTGTCCCCACCGAAGAGTCGGCGTCCGTGATAGCAGCGTTGGGCCACCTTGGTTTCAAGGTGAATTCCGAAAAGACTTTCAGGACTGGAATGTTCCGAGAGTCTTGCGGCGTAGATGCTTTCCAGGGCCACGATGTGACCCCGGCGTACATCACCCAGCTGCCTCAACAGGCGCGCCCCGAGTCCTTGATCGCATGGGTCGAGATATGCAAGAACTTCTTTAAGAAGGGCTTGTATAACGCTTCCGCGTGGATCGAATCGACAGGCAAGGGTGTTAGTCCGCTTTTGCGGCTTATCCCCTCTGCGCCGAAGGATTCGGGAGCCTTTGCGTGGCCCACTTTTGGTTGGTACGATGTGCCACTTCGTAAGAAGTGGGATCCTACCCTCCAGAGGTGGTTGTATTGGACTACCTCGCTTCGTGCGAGGCGGGCCAGTTCGGCCACACAAGGTAGTACGGGCCTCATCCGCTACTTCACGGATGATCCGAGCCCACTGAATAAGTGGAGCTCGGAAATCGGCCTAAGGCCTCGCCTTACTCTAAAGGCGAGGTGGGAGCCCTTGGACGCTATCTTCTCGGCAAATTGGAGAAGTAGCTACTAAGGAGGTTGCAGCTAAATACTGCTAAAGGGTTGCACACGCAGTGCAAC